TTTATTATATAAAATAATACAAACTATGAAAATATAAAAAGAGAATTTAAAATTCTCTTTTTATTCCCAATTTTTAATTTTATATTTGTAAAATTTAATTAATTGAATATATTTACTAGGTTCAACAATAATTAATTTTATATTTGGGTATTGTTGTTGAAATAAACCTAATTTTTCTCTAGCATCATCTACCCATCTACCCTTGATTTCGATATAAGTTTCACCTATTTTAAAATCTGGCAAGTATGTAGTTTTCTCTCCGTCAGGTTTAATTAATACCATTCTCTTAAATTCATACTCATAAGATATATTTAAATATTTTAATATACGAGCGTAATTAGCTTCCCAACTTGATCTAACATAATGTCCTAAATCTTCTCTGTATCCATGTTTATAACCATGAGTATGTGTAGGAGATTTACCATATCTAGGATTTTTTTCACCCCTTGCGAGACCTTTTTCAATTCTAACTCTACTAAGATTAGCACGATGTTCATCACTAAATGTACAACCTTTTCTAGATTCACTCATTCTCTTGCGACTTTCTATACTAAATGTTCTACCAGTCAACTTTTCAATAATTTTAGGTTTTGCCTTTTCTTGTGCAATATTTAATTTTTCTTTATCAATTTGAGTCCAATGTTTGTTTTGTCTCCCTAGTTCTTTTGATGCATCAACACCAGCTTCACGAAATTTTTTAATTTGATTTCTAGCTTTTTCATCTCCCAATTGACACCAATGTTTACCCTGTTTTCCTAATTCTTTTGTTTTCTCGTGTGCAGCATTTGTAATTTTATATTTCCACTCAGGATCTTCTCGGACAAACTTATTATAACAATCTTGTGAACAATAATTTTTACCACGTAATATAGTATTTCCACATACACATCTACCTCTACATGTCTTATTTACATGATTTAATAATAATTTCTCAGATTGAAACTCTCTACCACAATTTTGACATTCACATTTAATCACTGTTTTATTTTTATATCCTTGATAACAATTTTGTGAACAATATTTACCTTTCTTAATTTCATTATTACAATTTAAACATATTTTCACATTAATCTCTCCAAATAGTTAATTTTATATATACAATTTAATAATATAATAAGAATAAGAATTTATAATAGTTAAAATACACAGACATAGATACTTAGTACGTTGTTTACTAAAAAAGGAGAAAAAAATATATGAATGATAAATTAGTTCATCTCCATGGTCACGGGTCACACGGATCACTACTAGATGGCCTCACTAAGACAACAGAATTAGTAGATTATACACTAGAATTAGGTCAACCAGCGTCTTGTTTAACGGACCACGGAACTCTCGCAAGCGTCATAGACCATTATCAATATGCAAAAAAAATGGGGCAAAAGCCGATAATAGGATTTGAAGCATATGTCACGAAAGACCATTTAATAAAGGATAAAACAGAAGCACAAGCTGAAACGGAAAATAAAAGAGAACATTTAGTTTTGTTAGCTCAAAATCATGATGCATATAAAAGATTAAATAAAATTTGTTCTATTGGGTGTACCGAAGGTTTTTATTACCGACCAAGAATTGACGATAAAGTTTTAGAAGATATAGGAACAAAAGGAATAATTGGAATGTCTGCTTGTTTAGCAGGGAGAGTAGCTCAACGAATTATAAAAGACGATATTGAAGGTGCAGAAAAGTGGGCAATTTATTATTATAAATTATTTAATAATGAATTTTATTTAGAAATTCAGCCATTAATGGATCCAATACAAGTTAAAGTAAATTTAGGATTAATTGAAATCTATAAAAAAACTGGAATACCAATTGTAGCAACGTCAGATTTTCATTATCTTAAAAAAGAAGATAGTGAGAGTCATGATGTTTTACTAGCAATGCAAAGTAGGAGCTTAATGAGCGATCCAAATAGATGGAGATTTCCAGGTGATACGTTTTATGTTATGACTAGAAATGAAATGAAAAATGCCTTTAATAGTAATGGGCATGAAATTTTAGACCAAAATATAGTAGATTTAGCAATGGATACGACTGTTGAAGTTGCAGAAAAATGTAATGTTGAATTAGATTTGGGAAAACATTATTTACCAATAGTAAAGCCTCCACAAGATGATGAAAAATTTAATGAATGGGCTGAAAAAAGATTAACAGATGAAACTATATCTGATAAATTTTTAAGATATTTATCAATTAAAGGGTTAAAAGAAAGAAATAAAACCACAAAAGAATATAGAGAGAGATTAGATGAAGAATTAGCAGTTATAGCTAAAGCTGGTTTTTCAGATTATTTCTTAATCATGTGGGATATAATGAGATATGCTAGAGAAGAAAAAATTCCATATGGTCCAGGGCGCGGAAGTTCGTGCGGAAGTTTAGTAAGTTTTTCGGTTAGAATTACAAAAGTAGATCCTCTACAATACAACTTAATGTTCGCTCGTTTTCTTAATGAAAAGCGCTTAGCAATTCCTGATATTGATTCTGACCTAGATATTAAAAATGGCCATAAAGTTTTTAGTTATTTAATGGAAAAATATGGAAAAGAATATTGCTGTAATATTGTGACTTTTGGAAGATTACAACTTAAAGCTGTTATTAAAGATCTAGCTAAAACGTTTTCTGTACCTTTTGAAGAAGTGAATGATCTTACTAGGAGTATTCCAGAAGATATTAAGCATATTAACGAATTATATGAAAGTTTTCCACAAGCAAGATTATTCTTAGATAAATATCCACAAATTTTACAACATGCAAAAAAATTAGAAGGTTCTCCAAGACACGTATCACAACATCCTGCCGGGGTTTGTGTTTCACCAATTCCAATTACTGATTTAATTGCAGTACAGAATGCAAAAGATACAACTGACGGGTCCGAACCCTTATATTTAAGTCAATTTGAAAAAGAACAAGTGAGATTAGCAGGATTAGTTAAAATAGATTTACTTAGATTAAAAAACGTCACTGAAATTCAATTTCAAATAGATTCTATTAATAAATTATATCCTGAACTTGTTAAAGAAAAATTTAATGGAGAATTAACAGATGAAACAATTCCATTTGATGATGAAAAAACCTGGGATTTAATTTGTAGTGGTAATTTATTAGGAATATTTCAATTTTCATCACATGTTGCTGCTCCAGTTATTAAAAAAGTTCAGCCTAGAAACATAGAAGAATTATCAGCAGCTAACTCCTTTATACGTCCTGGAGCTTCTGGTGTCGATGAGTATGTTTCTGCAAAAAGTAATATAAAAAATATAAGGAAATTAGATCCTCGTCTAGATAAGCATTTAGATCCTACATATGGAGCCATTGTATATCAAGAACAAATTATGGCTCTCATTGCAGAATTAATGGGTATCAGTTTCGGTGAAGCTGATTTATATCGTAGAGCTTTAGAAAAACCGGATAAAGATAAAGCTGATCTTGTACAGAATTTTAATAATAATGTTGTTGAAAATGCAACAAAACTTGGATTTAACCCGGAAGTCGCAGATTTAGTTCGTAAATTAATTATTGATAATATTGGATATTCTTTTAATAAAAGCCATGCGGTAGCTTATGCAATAATCGCCTATTGGACTGCATATCTTAAAGTTAATTTTCCAGTAATATTTTATACAATGATGTTTAATGGTAATATTGATGAATTAGGAACTTTTATGGCTTCAGCTAAAAAAGGTGGAATCACTATTAAGCCTCCGCATGTTAATTATTCAAAATATGAAACTACTATTGAAGATTTAGAAGGTAAAGTTATTAGAATAGGATTAAATGCAATAAAAGGAATAGGAGACAAAGCTGCTACATCCATAGTTGGATCTCAGCCGTTCACTTCAATAGATGATTTTTTTACTAGAAATGATTTAAGAAGAGTTAATAAAGGAGTTATTGAGGCTTTGCTTAATGTTAATGCGATGGGAGAATTAGGAATTGAAATAGAAAATTCTGATATTCCGACTCAGTTCATTCATCATTTTGATATTCAAAATAAAATTATAAATGGAACTTCTAAAGAATATATATATTTAAATCGTGAACAAATAGTTTGTTGGTATAATAAGTATAATGAAATATTAAATATGAAAAATCCCCCCAATTATGAAATACCCGTAGAGTTAATTAAAGGGAAATATCGTGATATATATGAAATGATAGAAGAGAAATTTGGAACCATAGTTATACCAGAAAGTAGATTAAAAGATTTAGAAATAGAATTAACAAGTGCTCAAATTGTTGAATATCGTAGTAGAAAAAAACCAAAAGGCGAATTTGAAATAATAAAAGAAGATAATAAAACTAGTCCGTTTAGAAAGGTATTTTCTAGACATTATAATAATTTATTAAAAGTCAATCTAAATTATTTAGATATATATCTTAGAGAATCAAAAGAATTAGGTTATTCTTTTCTTGAACATCCTTTAGAAGATAAAATGGATAGAATTAATATTTTTAACGATACAGATGATGGGAAAGAATTAGTAATAGCTGGAATTATTACAGAAGTTGTTTCTAAAAAATCACGAAATAATAAAAAATACTATCACGTGATAGTTAAAACACCTAGAGAAAATGTGAAATTAATAATGTGGGATAATGGAGAGAGCGGTTATGTTAAAAATAAGGATATTATAAAAATAAATAAAATAATTTTAGCTCGAGGCACTAAAGGATATGGTGGGATAACAGTTGAAAATGTTAAATTATTAAAATGACGAAAGTTAACTCAGAGTTATAAAAAGAAGTTTTTTAAAATTAAAAAATATTTACATTACTCTTCTAATGTTAGAAGAGTAATGGTTGTATTTAAATAAAATGTAAAAAAATAATGAAAATAGTTAATAATTTATATAATTTGTAATATTATATAAATATAGAACCGAACACAAATAAAATGTTGAGGTGAAAATTTAATGGCGATAAAATGGGAAGGCAATATTGAGAAACGTAGAATTGCTTTATTAAATGAAGGGAAAAGTTATAATCAAATAGCCTATATATTATCAGATGAATTTAAAACTGATGTTGGATATTATGCAGTACAAGGAAGATGTAGAACAACAAATACACAAATAAAAGATGTACAAAAAGATAAAATGAATGCTAAAGGGATTGTTAAAACAAAAAAAGTAAATTTATTTCCAGATGAATTATATGAAAATGATAGAGGTATGCTTTATAGAGATGTTAAAGAACATCTATCTACAATTCATAATAAATTTAATAAAATTAAACCTAAAAAAATACTAGTTATGTCAGATTTACATGTACCATTTGCAAACTTTAATGCAATAGAGCAAGCAATTAATAATGAGCAAGATGCTGATGTAGTAGTTTTAAATGGTGATGTATTTGATTTATTTTCATTTTCAAGATTTGATAAATGGGAAGATATTGATATTCAAAGAGAATTAGATAGTGTTAGACAATTATTTACAATATTATTTTCAAAATTTAAGTATGTTGTTTGGGTTGGCGGAAATCATGACCTAAGTAGATTTAAAAGATATCTCATGAAAGCTATTATACCCGCATTAAGAGGATTATTTATTGATCCTAGACAATTAATTCAAAAAGAATTTGCAAATTATGATTTAATATTGGTTGATAATACATATGCTCAAATTGGAGATGTAGTATTTTCTCATATTGATACATTTAGCAATGTATCAATGAAAACTGTGACCACAGCTTCGGATATATTAAGAGCAAATAAAAACTTATTGCCTAATCCAAACTTTAATGGAGTTGTAATGGGACATACTCATCAAATGGGGAAAGTAATAGTTAATGATCAGCTTTTAATAGAAGGTGGCTGCTGCTGTCATTTAATGGACTACAGAGTAATATCTCCAACAAGAATGGCATGGTCAACAGGATATTCAGTAATATATTTAGATGATGATATGCACGTAGATTTTAATAAAAGTAAAATAGTATATTTAAAAGACGTTTAGAAAAATATTTGGAAAAATTCAGAAAATATTAGGTATTAATTAAAATTAATATAATATTGGGGTGGTGACCGACACCAGAGGAGAAATTTAATATGGAAAAGAATTTTAACCAAAAACTGTTAGACAATTTGGAAGCAGAAATTGAACAGCTTGGAGAAAAAATTAAAAAAATCAGACTAAACAAAGAGGGAGGTGCAGAATACAAAAATCTAATAACCGCATATAAAGAAGTCGTTCAGTTATATTATCAAGTACAAAAAGATATTGATGATAAAGTTGTAGAAGAAAAAGTAGAAGAAAAAGTCCATAAAAATGGAGTACCATTTTGTTCTAATGTTAATATGCGTGGTAATGAAATCTTTAATCTTAAAGAAGCCACAGAAGATGATCAAGCTGTTAATTTAGGACAAGTAAAAAAAATAATACAAGAAGAAAAAAAGCAACCAATTTTAGAAATTAAAAGAGAATATTATGAAGATAAAAAAACGAAGAAAGAAACTTATTATTTAAATAATAAAGTTCATAGAGAAGATGGACCCGCATTTATAAGTTATTATGAAAATGGAAATATAAAAAGTGAAGAATATTATATAAATGGTCAACGGCATAGAGAAAATGGTCCAGCGATCATATTTTATGATAAAAATAATGGCGGAATTGAAAAAGAAATATATTATACAAACGGTGTGGAATCGTGCTCTCCAGAAGAATTAAAAGACTTAATGGAAAAAACGTATGATATAAAAATATTTACTGAAAAAAGCGATATTTGGGAAGTTAGAAAAGAATTAACCCTAGATAATCATTTGCTTTTTATAAATGGTTATATGCAGCTTCCTATAATGCATTATACTATAGACGGTAAAAAAATTACTTTTGGTTGTAACTTATGGGAAGGTGGAAATGTAAGAATAGTTTGGCTTTAATTAAAAAAAATATATTTAAAAAAGAAAGAGAGGAAATTAAAAATGCTAGATATTCAAGCTGAAATGGATAAGTTGGATGAAAGATTCCAAGAAATCCAAAAAATTAGAAATGAAAAAATTGAAGAAATTAAAAAAATTGATGAAGAAACACTTCAATTACGTGGAGCTTTCGCTGCATTTCAAAAAATGAAGCAAGGCGATGAATCGGTAGAAATAGTAGAATCTGTTGAAGAACCAACTGAAGAAGTATAAGTTTAGAATTCAAAAAAGTTTGAATTTGAGAAGAGAATTAATTCTCTTCTTTTTTTATTATAAAAATATAGGTTGGATTTATGTTCCTATAAAGGGAAGTGAATTTATGAATTTACCTGAAAAATATAGAGTAATGGGAATGGATAATTCTTTAAATTGCACTGGATGGTGTGTTATTGATGTAGATAATGGAGATATTAAATTAATAGATTATGGTTATATAGATACAAAAAAAATTAAAGATAATGGAGATAAATTAGTATTTATAGAAAAGTTTTTTAATGATATAATGACTCAATATAAGCCAGATTATATATCTGCTGAAGCTCCATTTGTCGGAAGTAATCGCGACACCATACAAAAGCTAACTCAAATTATTATATAATATCTCTTTTATTTTATTTAAAAATAAAAAGGAGTATTTTTATATGACTGGAATTTATAAAATAACAAATATTATAAATAAAAAAATGTATATAGGAAAGGCATATAATATAGAAAATAGATGGAAAAAACATTATAATGATTTAAATAAAAATATACATAATAATAAACACTTACAAAATTCATGGAATGAATGGAAAGAAGAAAATTTTAAATTTGAAATATTACATAAATGTGATAAAGAAATGTTAAATGATTTTGAAGAATATTTTATCAGATATTATAATACTAATAATAGACAATTTGGATTTAATGGAACAAAAGGCGGAGATGGTGGAGATACATTTACCAATCACCCCAATCAAGAAGCCATTAGAATAAAACGAAGTCAATCTTCAATTGGTAGAAAATCGTGGAATAAAGGTAATAAAAATTGTTTTAGTCCAGAAACACTTGAAAAAATTTCAAAAGCTAATATTGGGTCTAAAAGAACTCCCGAGCAATGCATTAATATTAGTAATTCTTTAAAGGGTAAAAAACGGTCTAAAGCTATCTGTTTAAAATTAAGTGAATTAAGAAAAGGGAAAGCATCAACAAAAAAAGAGAAACATTATATAAATCAAAGTAATTGTCAAAAAGGTGAAAAAGGCTATTGGTATGGTAAACATAGAAGCGAAAAAACAAAACAGAAAATAAGTAATTTTTATAAAACTAAAGGTCATTCACAAGAAGCGTTAGAAAAAATGAGTCAAGTAAATATAGGGAAAATACAATCAAAAGAAACACGTGAAAAAATAAGCGCAGCAAATAAGGGTAGAAAAGTTTCTGACGAAACAAAACAAAAGCTAGCTTTACTTAATACAAAAAATTTATCAAACGATGAAATTAATCAAATAATAATATTATTTAACAGTGGTGAAAGTATAACAAATATATGTAAAATTACTAAAAATTGTTATGAAAAAATAAAACAAATTGAAAATAAATATCAACATTTAATTACCGAAGAATCTAAAATATTAAAAAAACAAAAGCGGGATTTTAATGCCAAAATCGGTAGTCAATATTCGAAAATTAAAAAAAATATAAGTAAATTTGAATTAATAAAACAATATTTTATGGAACATAGAAATATTAATGAAATATTTGAATTATTAAATAGAAGATATTTAAAAGAAACTTTAGAAAAAATATTTTTAGAAATAAAAAATAATATTTAAAAACAAGGAAGTGAAATAATGAACATATTAGGATTAGATTTGTCATTAAACTCTGCTGGATTTTTTGTTTTCAATACTGATAATTTTGAAATATTAGAATATGGATTTATACCAAATAAAGACATAGATGAATCAGAAAAAATATTAAAAATTTATAACGTAATAATAGGTTTATTTAATAAATATCAAATTGATGGGATTGGTATTGAAGAAGAATTCTATAGCAGAAACGTCTCTACATTAAAAAATCTTGCCCACTGCCATGGTGCTGCTTTATTAGCAATTGCACAAAGAAAAATTCCATATGTTTATTATTCAGTTCTTACAGCAAAATCTGTAACATTATCAGGATTTAAAACTAAACATGCAGATGGCACTAAGAAAAAAAGTAATGAATTAAAAGAAGAAGTAGCTCAAGAGATATTTAAAATATTTGGAAGAGATAAATTTCCGGTAAAAGTTAAAAATGATATTTCTGATGCTGCATCATTAGCTTGGACCTATTATAAAAAGGATGGTAAGCCAATAGAAAAAATTAAAAAATCTAAAAAAAATAAATAAGTTATTAAATAAAAGCTCTAAATGAGCTTTTTTTATGAAAAAATATATGTTTACTTTAAAAATTGTTTATGATATAATAATTATAATACACAATAAAGGAATGAAATTATGTTTTATATTAAACACGATAACTATCACATTGCCGATTATATTGAAAGTGTTCCAGCAGAAAATTTAAAAATAGGAGAATTTATAATTATTTTAAAAGGAATAGATAATATAGTTAGTCTTAACTATAAATTAATTGAAATTAAATATAGTAAAATTTATATATTTAGCAATTTAAATAATGAATATGGAGGATATTTATGTGCTTATAACAATAATGGTTCACTAGTATATTTATGTCAAAATAGTGAAAAATATGGGAATAATAATGATCTTGAAGAAAATGTTAGACTTTCAATTTATAATAATAGTAAAAATAAAAATATTGCAGAAGATATTGTTATAGATTCAAAAATTATTGGAGAAAAAAATGGAGATAAAATTATAAGTTATATAATTATACCATTGGATTCTCAAAATTTTATGTGTTTATTATCAGATTTTAGATATAGCAATTCAGCTTGCTGCAATTATATTATATTTGGAGAATATAGTGAAAATCTAAATAATGAATATGATTTTTATATTTTTTCAAGAAAATTAAAACAATATAATTGTGAAATTATTCCAATATTAAAAGGATTAAAGAATAATTTAAATTATGATACTACAAATTTTGAAGAAATTTTATTTGCACTACATTATAAATTACATAATTACTTAAGCGATTTAGATAGAGAAATTAATATTGAAAAAGTGCAAAATACTTTTTATAAATTAGGAATAGATTTTGATATTAAAAATGAATATAAACCTATTTTTACTCATAAAAGCGGTATAAAATCATATTTTTTTACTGGACATACCGCTGTGACAATTAACGATTATTTTATAAGTTGGAATAATTATGATTGCAAGGATGAATGTATGTATATTAAAAATGGAGATTATGTGTCTATTAAAATTCCGCCTGAATTAAAAAATAAAAAAAATAAAACATTATTTTTTATAGCTAATAGTATAGCTAACTTTGAATGTAAAAATAAAACAGGGCTTGATCCCAGAACAGGAGATTTTTATATAAATGGTAAAATAAGTAATATACATGACGAAAATGAAAATTGCAATACTTTTACCCGTATTGTTGAAAAAAGAAATGAATGTGATGGAATTTTATATAAAGATGCAAAAGGAATTATTCTTAAAGATGGTTATTACGAAAGATATTATATTAAAAAATATGGATATTATGTTGAATATTATGGTTCTAATAAATGTGTAAAAGAATTACAAGATAGATTTAAAATAATAAGTAATTTAACTGAGGAGATTTGATAAAAATGCCGAAAAATATTAAGTGTAAAAAATGTGGGTCCAGCAATATATTTGTAGGAATTGATTATGAAAATGCAAATGAAAAGGATGAATGGGTTACATCATTAACGATTTTTTGTAATGATTGTGATAATAAAGATGAAGAAGACTTAGATTAAAATAATAAAAAATAATTAATATAATGTATTGAGGTGATTTATTTTGAAAATTCTATGCTTTGCAGATTTACATATTGGAACAAAATTGCATGGTTTTCTCGATTCAGAAACAGGGTTAAATACTAGAGAGCTTGATGCTT